CCATTAGAGTCGGGCCATCTAACATATAAGCCCGGTGATCAACTAGGTAAACAAGATAAATTATTTTGTATTTCTGTACTAGTTTATGAAAGTTCTCAAGAAACTCTTATCAAAAATGTGCAGCCAATTTCAGCTAACATTAAACAAATTCCAATAATTGGAGAATCGGTATTAATAGTAAAAGGATATAATAATACCACAACTAGGACAACTAGATCGCACCAATGGTATTATTTTCCAAGTATTGGTACACTATCTAATACAAATCACAATTACCAATCTATTCCAGTTAATTCATCAACGTTTATAGAAGATGCTAATTTTTTAAAAACTGAAATTGTTCCTAAACAACCATTTAGAGGAGACTTTTTAATTGAAGGTCGTTGGGGTAATTCTATTAGATTAGGAAGTTCGGTCAAAACAAATGAAGACGAATATACTGTTGCATCTACATGGAATAGTAATAAAGATGGTGATCCTATTATTATACTGACTAATACGCGATCTAAACCACCAACCGGAAAACCAATTGAAACATATTCAATTGAAAACGTTGAATCTGACGATGCATCTTTATATTTAACTAGTACTCAAAACGTTAAACGATTATCATTTGGTACCAAAAAAAATCCAAATTCATTAAAAACAATGTTACCAAATGAGTCAGAATTTAAACAATCTCAATTTATAGGTGTTGCTGATCGCATTGTTTTAAGTGCAAAAACAGATTTAGCTGTTATAAACTCGCCGCGCGGAATCATTTTAAATACCACCGGTGTAGTTAAAATTGGAAATGATTCGGCTACATCAAATCTAGTTCACGGAGACATATTATATAAAATGCTGCAACAAATTCTTAATCAACTACGTACTCCTATTCAATGTGGTACCATGTTAGGCGGATTCACAAGTTATACAGGAGCATCGGCAGCACAAAAACAATTAAAAACTTTGTTAAGTTCAAAATATTTTATAACAAAAAACCCGTATAAATAAAGACAAAATATGAGTGCAATAGTTCCACCATTGGATTTGATTCCAAAACTACCCGCAAAAGGCGTTAATAAATTTGTTGGTGTATTTGATAAACAAATTGATCGGTTAGTAGATCAAGTTATGAAAGTAGTACATGATTCTACAAAATTACCGCCTAATTTAAAATGCAATGATCCTAGTATCAAGCAAATTAAAGATCAAATTGCACAAATACAAAAACAAATTGTAACAATTCAACAACTAGTGCCTAAGATACAAACAACGGTATCTACAGTTAAATCTTTAATAGCTGTTGCGCAAGGCATTAAACTAACGTTAACGGTTGCTCAATTATCAAATCCAATTACAGCACCGGTATTTATAGCTAGTCAACTCATGTTAATACAAGATGCTGTTCTAGTTAATGCAATTACATCATTAAATTCATTATCAGCAATACCTGCAACACTACCTGGTAAACTTGCTCCATTAATTCCGCAACTAGTTGCAGCTGCTAATATTGTTGGCAATGCCTGCGGCAATGAAGAGCCTCCTTTAGATATTCCTACAGTATCTGATAATGGAGATTCTGACGGTGGTGATGGTGATTCTAGCAATAATAGTTATGATGGTTTAGGTGATCGAATAGATGGCATTGACGACGTTGCTGGCTACGGTGACGCGTTAAAAACAGAATTTTATACAAAAGTTAATGTTTCAGAAGAAGACTTAGATTTTCGATCAGACACAATTGAACAACTATTAAGTCAACAACGAGATCTATTATCTTCAATTTTAGAAGCGCCTAGTAAAGTGCATCAAACAACGGCAGCGCCAGCTGGATCACTTGGTAAACTAGGAGATTATGTTATTGATAATGCCAATAAAAACATGTATGGTCCTAAATTAGAAAATGATTCTTGGGGACAACCCGTAAAATTTTAATACTTATATTTATTATAAAATACTCATATGAACTCAAAAACACTTATATTAGCACTTAAATCTGCAGTACGACAAGTTATTAAAGAAGAATTAACAGAGATTCTTCGCGAAGGTCTTCAATCTACAATCATTGAACAAAAACAACAAGTTGCTCCGCCAGTTACACAATCAAATCGGTCTCGTACACAATTTAAAGAAAATAAATGGGCAGATATTTTAAATGAAACAAATGCAATAAATGATGATGCAGACCCAGTAACTAGTTTTGCGTCCTTAATGAATGAAGGAATTGATGAAATTAACATGACATCTAAAGATGCTCAAGGTTTTGGTATGATGCGAAACAATATGAAACAAATGATGGGTAATGATATAGCAGCTCCGAAAACAATGGAAGATCCTGAAACAGGCAAGTTGCATGAAGTAGCTCCAGAAGTTGCACGTGCACTTACAAGAGATTATTCTGATTTGATGAAAGTTATAAATAAAAAGAAAGTAACTTAATGGCATATATTGTACAACCTGTAAATAACAAGTTTTTTAATACTAGTATTGCTGCGGGCGTTGATGTTCGATTTACCGGTAACGGATCATTTAAAATTCTTAGGACATCATATGATTTGACAATTGCACAATTAAAAAATTTATTATTTACTAGAAAAGGAGAACGATATGGCTTTCCATTATATGGTACTAATTTATTAGACATATTGTTTCAACCATCAGATGACAATATTAAACAACTTATTACAGAGACAATTGAAGAACCAATATCAATATACATTCCGGAAATAACGCTAGATGGTATTGATATTGTAACAAACTATGACGATCCTAGTTTAATACATCAAATTTTAATAACAATAAATTTCTCAGTAAATGGGGAAGCTGCAATGGTATCAGTCGGATTATCGGATACTGGGTTAATTATTATACAAGGAAGCTAATGGAAACTAAAAAAAATATATCATATCTTAACAAAGATTTTGGTCAATTTCGTAAAAATTTAATTGATTTTACAAAACAATATTTTCCAAATACATATAACGATTTTCATGAATCATCTCCCGGTATGGTATTTGTAGAATTAGCAGCATATGTTGGAGACGTATTATCATATTATACAGATACAAATTTAAAAGAATCAATGTTAGAACAGGCAACAGAACGTTCTAATATATATGATATTGCTAAGACTTTAGGATATAAGCCAAAAAACGTTGTGCCAGCACATGTTACGTTAGATATATATCAATTATTACCAGCAAAAGGTTCTGGAGCTACTGTATCACCTGATTTTAGTTTTGCATTAAATATACTTAGCGGATTAATTGTTAATCAAACTAATGGCAACGCAAAATTTAGAACTACTGACTCGGTTGATTTTAATTATTCATCATCATTAAGTCCTACCGAAATTACCGTTTATGAAATTGATTCTGTAACAAAACAACCTACGTATTTTTTATTAAAAAAACAAGTAGATGCTGTCTCTGGAGATATAAAACAAGCAGAATATTCTTTTGGTAGTCCAATAGCATATGATAAAATTTTATTGCCTGATACAAATATTATAGAAATTATATCAGTTACTGAATCAGACGGAGATGCTTGGTACGAAGTTCCATACTTAGCTCAAGATACTATATTTGAAGAAGCAGTAAACTTAGCAGAAAATGATCCTGAACTTTCAATATATCGGGCTAATGTTCCTAGTTTATTAAAATTGAAAAAGACTGCAAAACGATACATTACTCGAATTAGAAGTGATAATAAAATTGAGCTTCAATTTGGATCTGGTGTTTCTGAAGACCATGATGCTGAATTAATTCCGAATCCAAAAAATGTTGGAAATGGATTATTATCAGTTAGAAATGAGATTGATATAGATATTGATCCATCTAATTTTTTATATACTAGAGCATATGGACAAGCACCAGCTAATACTACATTAACCGTACAATATTCAGTAGGCACAGGTTTATCTGACAATGTTGAATCCAATGTATTAACTAAAATTAATGAAATAAAATTTAATGATGATGTTAATTCTTCTACTAATGCATCTGCTTTAAATTTTATTAAAAATACAGTAACTGTTAATAATCCGGAAGCAGCTGCAGGAGCAAGAACTGCTGATTCATTGCAAGATATAAAAAATAATGCATTAGCAAATTTTGCAACACAAGCAAGATTAGTAACTCGCGAAGATTATATTATACGAACATATTCAATGCCGGCAAAATTTGGCAGTATTGCAAAAGCATATATCATACCTGACGATCAAATTTCTCAAAAAGATATGCAACAATCTAGAATTGCTAATCCATTAGCAATGAATTTATATGTTTTAGGCTTCAATCAAAATAAACAATTGACTCATTTAAATGATGCAGTTAAAGAAAATTTAAAAACATATCTTGATCATTATCGAATTTTAACTGATGCTGTAAATATAAAAAATGCATTTATTATTAATATTGGTATACAATTTGAAATTACTGTATTATCTAATTATAACAGCAATGAAGTTTTATTAAATTGTATTAATGCAATAAAAACATATTTTTCTATAGATGCTTGGCAAATAAATCAACCAATTATAAAATCAGACCTAACAAATACTATAGGTAGCGTCCGCGGAGTACAAAACGTAGTCAATGTTGTGTTTGAAAATTTATATGATACTGAATTTAATTATTCAGGAAATGTATATGATTTAAATGCAAGTACCAAAAATGGAATAATATACCCATCATTAGACCCTAGCATATTTGAATTAAAATTTCCCGATCAAGATATAAAAGGACGAGTTGTAACTCATTAAAGGAACCTATGTTTAAAATATTTTATGCAGAAAAAGATACAACATTATATGAATCGAATCTA